GCTGAGGGAAAGTAGCACAGCCCGGTATGCGGTTTCTAATGTCGCTTGCGCTCCGCATGGGGCGCACGCTATCAGAGCTTCGGGATACTATGTCTGCCAGTGAACTCAGGCTCTGGGCTGAATTTGATAAACACAGCCCAATAGGTGATATCCGGGGAGATATTCAGGCGGCGCAGATTGCAACGGCTGTGTTCAATTCCCAAGGTGCAAAAGCCACGATGAGCGACATGCTGCTGCGCTGGCAGCGTGATCCTGATGAAGAAGGTGCAGACCCGTTTGCCGGGCTTGAGGCGGCGCTTACAGCTGCGACGCAAGCTTCTTAATTACGAGTTTTGTTGTTTCGTTTATCCCTGATACCATTCTGGGAAAATAACCAAGTGAGGAAGGGATATGAAATATATAATCTATATTATGCTTCTTTTAGTGGGAGGGAGCACATGGGCTAATGGCAATTTTGACGCTCCGGCAGGATTGCAATGGGGGGAAAAAGGAAAGTCGCTAATACAAAAATATCAAGCAGTAAAGGTTGATGTAGATAGTCCATTAGAGCTTTACGAAATCAAAAAACCACCTATTCTTCCTGATAGCATTAGTGAGATATACGGAACAGTTGATAAAAATTACGGACTTGTACGAGTCATTTTAATAAAAGTCATTCATAACGACGCATTCGGTCATGAAGGTATCGAATCATATAAAAGATACAAAAAGATACTAAGTGATAAATATGGTAAGCCAGAAAGTTATGAATACTCTGGTCGACTGGTTTATAAAAATAAAAGTGAGTTTTATGAGTGCCTGGCTTATGAGGGATGTGGTGGTTATTCATCTTTCTTTTCGCCAAGTAACGATGGTGGTTTATATATGATGCTTAAAGGTTATCGAAGAGGAGAGGGAGAATTAAGGATTATATATGAATCAAAAGAATTTAATAAGGCACAAAAAGAAATAGAGTCTATTTCAGAAGAGAAAGATAAAGCCGCTCTTTGAATATAAGTTAGTTAACTTTATAAAAACCCCGCCCAGCGGGGTTTAATTTTTTAGAGGCGAAGAATGGCAACACTCCGCGAACTCATCATTAAAATTTCCGCAAATTCACAGTCTTTTCAGTCAGAAATTTCCCGAGCTTCACGTATGGGTAATGATTATTATCGGGTAATGCAGACTGGAGGGCGTCAGGCGGCGGCTGCGTCGCGTGAGACTCAGCGTGCGCTGGCGGAGGTAACTAATCAGATAAATACTGCGAAATCGTCGGCTTTAGGGATGGCAGGTGCATTCGCAGGAGCATTTGCCACTGGTCATCTGATCTCACTGGCTGATGAATGGAGTTCTGTTAACGCCCGTCTTAAGCAGGCTTCTCAGTCATCTGATGATTTTACGGAATCTCAGCGTGCGCTGATGGATATCAGTCAACGAACCGGCACCGCCTTCTCTGATAATGCGAGCCTGTTTGCGCGTTCCGCTGCATCAATGCGTGAATATGGTTACAGCTCACAGCAAGTGCTGGACGTTACCGAAGCCATTTCTACTGGGCTGAAGCTTTCCGGGGCCAGCACGGCAGAAGCAAGCTCTGTAATCACCCAGTTTAGTCAGGCGTTAGCACAGGGCGTGCTGCGCGGCGAGGAGTTCAATTCTGTTAACGAAAACGGAGATCGGGTTATCCGTGCTCTTGCCGCAGGGATGGGCGTAGCTCGTAAAGATATGAAGGCAATGGCCGATCAAGGTCTGCTAACTGCTGATAAAGTTGTCCCGGCACTGATCAGCCAGCTTGGCACAATGCGTGGTGAATTCGAGGCAATGCCGCAGACCGTTTCAGCCGCAACGACAAAAATTGAAAATGCCTTTATGGCCTGGGTTGGCGGAGCAAATGAAGCCACCGGAGCGACAGCTACTCTGGTCAGCGTGATGAATGGAGTGGCTGACAATATTGATACAGTTGCGGCTGCAGCGGGTGTTTTAGCTTCTATCGGTGGTGCCCGGTATTTGGGCGGTAAGTTGAGCGATCTCGGCAGCGAAACAGCTAACCTGATTGACGCTCGTAAAAATGAAATTGCCCTGGCAGCTGCTCGCGCAGAATCAGCCACCCAGTCGCAAAGAAAAGCGGCTGCTGATGCTCTTGCCGCTGAGCGTGCCTATCAACTCGCCCAGTCAGAACTGGCTCTGGCCAAAAATACCAATGCTGAAGCGCTGGCAACGCAAAATGCTATTGCGAAGCGCCAAGCGATGATTGCAGCGAATGCCGCGTTGGTGCAGTCAAACCGTGCTGTAGCAACTTCTCAGGAAGCGCTCAACAAAATGACATCGGCTATGAATTTGGTTAAAGCCGGTGCATCTGGGCTGCTATCCCTTGTGGGTGGTATTCCTGGAATTCTGATGCTTGGTGCGGGTGCCTGGTACGCCATGTATCAAAAACAGGAGCAAGCGCGCGAATCTGCTATTCAGTACGCATCAACTTTGGACGAAGTAGTAGAAAAGTCGAAACAGATGAGTCCGGCACAAATTAATGGTGCTATCGCTGATGCCGGAGACTCAATTGATGCTTTAAAACGGAAATTAAATGATTTAAGAGATCAGCAAGACAGTGCAAGTGCGTCAATTAAGCAATATACGGATCTAGCCAAGCAGTTCGGCGTAGAGAATGACACTAATAATGGTTATGTCATTAATGCGATAAAATACCAGCGCGAATACGATAAAATTTCCAGGGATATAGCAGAAACCACTTCAAGGTTAAATCAGACAATATCAAATCAAAATAAGCTTCAGGGAGAAGCTATAAATAAAACCGTTGAAATGGTCGGGGCGGTTGGCTCTCTGACGGAAATGTATGATCGTCTGAACAAAGTAACCAAACAGTTTACACCAGTATCACCGCCAAAATATGCAGGTCCAGTCCTTCCAGCGCTTGATTCAAAGCAACAACAAGCTATTGAGAAAGCACAGCGACAGCTTGAGCTATCTGGCCTTCAGGGATTGGATAAGGCTCGAAAGCAGGCGGAATTCGATGCATCTGATCTGAATCTTCCAGCTGGTTGGCGTGAGAAATATGTCAGCATGGAGGTTGAGTCGGCCAGGCAATTACAAGCAATTCGTGACTCCAGCCGTAATAAAGGCGGCAAATCGGAAGCTGAAAAAACAGTTGATACTTATGACAAGCTGATCAAGCAGCAGAAAGAGCAGATTGCTCTGGCTGGTCAAAATACCGAACTGGCAAAACTGAAATACCAGGTGAGCCAGGGCGAACTGGCGACGCTTACAGAGTCCCAGAAACAGACCCTGTTGCAGAATGCCGCGCTTATTGATCAGCAGAAAATACGTGAGCAACTGGCAGCATATGAGGTAAACCTTGCCGATGCCAACGCCAGCGCGCGTGCATCAAACCAGGCTGAGCTCACTGGATACGGGCAGGGGAGCCGCATGCGTGAGCGTATGCAGGAAATGTTGCGTATCAGGGAGGAGTTTCAGCAGAAGAACGTTGATCTGCAGCGGCAATACCAGTCGGGTGATATTTCCGAAGAGCTTTACCGTCAGGAACTGGATCTGAATAAGCGTTATCTCGCTGAGCGCCTGCGCGATCAGCAAGGTTTCTATGCAGCTTCTGATGCACAGCGTAGCGACTGGACGGCTGGCATGCGTGAAGGATTCGCTAACTGGGCTGACACCGCCTCGGACTATGCCTCTCAGTCTGCTGACCTGGTAAACAATGCCATGACCGGACTGGTGGGGAATATTTCTGATGCTCTGGCCGGTAATAAGGTCGACTGGGAGGACTGGGCCAGTTCTGTGCTTCAGTCTATGCAGAAAATTATCCTCAATGCGATGCTGGTGGATTCTTTGCGCTCAACCAGTAACAGCGGTTTTTTCAGTTCAATCGGCGGTATGTTTGGGGCGGGCGCAGGCGCTGTATCTGGCAGTACTCCGTCCGGCGCTTACAACTCAGCAGCGTCAGGACTTCAACTTAACGCAAAAGGTGGCGCCTATGCTTCTGCAAGCCTCAGCGCATACAGTAACAGCATCGTCAGTTCGCCTACCTATTTTGCCTTCGCCAAAGGCGCAGGCTTGATGGGGGAAGCTGGGCCGGAAGCTATCATGCCGTTAACCCGCTCCGCTGACGGATCGTTAGGAGTTCGTGTGGTTGGTTCACAGTCTCCGGCAGCCGGAAATGGCATCACTCAGCACATCACCCAGCATTTCACCATATCCGGTAATGGTGATGCAGCACTGAAACAGGCAATGCAGGAAGCAGCCCGTCAGGGGGCGAACGATGGCGCTAAACAGGCGCGTCAGGATTTGCTTCAGGATTTTTCCAATCGAGGCCAGGCGCGTCGTTTGTTAGGCGTGTGATGGTCTGCATCCTTAATTTAATTAGCCGAAAGGCGGGAGATAATTATGACTTTAGAACAACGAGTTGCAGCGCTGGAAAAAGAAACTAAAAAAGAAGCGGCCAAAGAACTGACCGCGAAGATGCATCTCACGGATGACGGCATTACCATCACTCGTGAAGGAGTTAACCTTGTGCGTCTGTTAGTTTTTTAACTCTAATTGCAAGTTGAGCTATTGCGAGTTGGGTAAATTGCTGACCTTCATTTTGAGCGTAAACACGGTCTAAGTTTGCAAGTAGATCATCTGAAAAGCCGGGGATTTTATCATTCAATGTTCTTGCAAGTACTGCGTATGCGGCATTCAATACGTGAATTGAAGTCGTATCATCCGGTGTAGCCA